GCGTTACCGGATACCCAAGCGTTACCGTATACCCGAGCGTCACCGGATACCTGAGCGTTACCGGATACCTGAGCGTCACCGGATACCCAAGCGTCACCGGATACCCGAGCGTTACCGTTTTTTAAAAACTCTGATTCTACCCATCCACCTTTATCGCCAGCCTTACCCCATTTACAATCAACGGTTAGTTCAAGTCTAAAAAGCGTAACGCCCCATAGATTTACTTTTGTTTCACTTGTTAGCTTAAAATACTTTTCTTTGTTTTCCATTTTGTTAGGGGTTAATTTTTATTAATTTGTCTATATAATTTAGTAATAACACCACGTAGACCAGCAGCGACATGATCTTTATGTCTTAACATTCTACGTGCTTCTTCTAATTCCAGTTCAGGATTAAAGGCTCTTATCTTATCAAAGAGGCCATCTGAAAAAGGTTTTTGTGTGCGGGGTTGGGTTGGCATGGTTTAATAATTATCTGTTACAGTTATGTTTTTCATCACTTCTCCATTCTCGTTATAATTTATAACCCATTGCTGTTTTCCGTTCAAATCCCATTTGCCACATATTCCGCAGTATATCCACTCATATCCTTCATCATGAATACGCCTGTTTGGGTATAAGTGAGCCGTGTTTGGATTTAGCTTGCCCCACGTAGCTCTATAAGACAACTTACCGTTTTCGTGAAATTCTTCCGTTATAAATTTTTCTGTAATCATAACTAACACAGTTTTGTATTTATATTTTGTTCTACATTAATAGGCTTATAACCTTTTATTTGTTTTTTTAAATCCTTTGGTATTTTGTAAGGATTAGACAAGGCGAGGATTAATAGAAGCTTTATCATTATTTTACCGGTTTAGTTGTTATTAGCTTTCTCAACTTTTTTAGGATCTTCTTTGTAAGACTTCAAAACATTATAAACATGACCTACGTTCGTATTTAATGATTCTGCCACCTCTTTATTAGTTAAGCCTAATTGGTTTAGCTTGTAAATTTTAATGTGTTTAGCGCAGGTTAATTCGATTACTTGGTTTTTCATATTGCTATTTTTATTTGTGATTGATGATTGTTAATTCTTTTCATTGCATTTTGATAATAATCAGGATCGAGTTCGAAAGCGGTTAAATTAAATTGGTAGTCATGGCACGCAATCGCAATACTTCCACTTCCTAAATGTGTGTCTAAAATATTTTCACAACCATTGCCGTATTGATTTAATAACCATTTGTATAACGCTATAGGTTTTTGAGTAGGGTGTATCCTTCCTCCGTCATCCATTCCCTGAAAGCCACTATATGGTATTTTAACCTTAATTAAAGTCTTGTCAAACGAAGTCCAAGCAAGCTCACCGTCAGCAAATGAAACACCCTTTGGTACATTTTTATCCCAAAAAATCCAAGACTTTGTTAAGGGCAACGGAAAGTAATTACCGCCCCAAATAATCTGATTTTTAGAAACTCTAAACAACTCTTCAAAGTATTTATCTTCAGGTATTGAAGCGTCCCAGTCTTTTTTATCATGAGTGGCACGTTTGCCAGCTTTACGTCCCATATTCATATTTATATCAATCCCATAAGGCGGGTCAACAATAGCTAAATCAAAATAATTATCAGGGTATCTGGCCATTAGTTGCATATTATCTTCGTTTGTGATAGTTAGCATGATTAAGCCTCCGCTTCTATTTTTGAGATTTGTTTTTTACGAGGCTTGAAGTATGCTACTATTTGCTCGACAACATCAGGAGTGGTTTCCTGCTTACCTGAAATCACTCTTGAAATAGTAGAAGGTTGTTTGCCGGTAATTTTGGCTATCTTTTCAATATCTCCCTTTTCCTTTAAAGTCAACCAATTGTTAATTATTCTCTTTTTTACTTGCATAAGTGTTTTTGTTTGTATATTTGTGATATGATTATGACACAAAGATACGGCGAGTTTTTGCACAAATGCAAATAATTATAGTAAAATCTTTGTTAAACTTTTCAACAATGCAAATTTAATTATGTTAATAACGTATGAAAACAACAGCAAATCAAAGGCTTAAGCAGTTCAGGGAGAAGGCTGGACTTAGGCAGGAAGCGATAGCGGCAGAGCTTGACTTATCGCTAAGTCTCCTACAAAAAGTAGAATCGGGTCAAAAAGATGTTTCCGATAAAATGGCAGTAATGTTAAACGATAGGTTTCAATTACCTATTAATTGGTTATTGAAAGGGGAGGGCGAATTAACTTATAGTTTAATAAAGGAGAATCCTTATAGGGACGCTTTATATAAAGAGCTTAAAGATCAGGTAGAGTTTTTAAAAGACACTATTAAGTCAATAACCGGAAGTAAGTCTTTTCTTCCAGCTCTTAACCAAACCGCCCATAAAAGGGGGTCAAGAGCAGCGGCCTAAGTAGTCGCATCGGTGTTTGAGGTCGGTAAAACGGCCTTAAACGAATAACACTCTATTTAACATAATGTTAAAAGTAATTGTGTAAACCGAGCGAAAAACTACATTAGCCGTTAACTATCAATTAGTTGCGTAAAAGCGTATGATTTATGTCATGCGTTTTTTCGTTAAATTTTAATAAGTTAACACTATGAAAAATCACATAATTATTGCTTTAGATAGCAAAGAATTAAAACTGTTGCGCGGTTATATAGTTGATTGCGATTACAATGGATTTATTGGCAATAACAACTACTATCGTGTAAATGAAATGCGAGAGTTCTTTTATCGCTGGCACTTAAACTGTATTAAAAAGAAAATCCTAAAAGGCGCTGAATCAAATAGGAGGTACATAACCTTAACTTTACCCGAGTTAAAAACCTTACAGGCTATGTTTAGAAGGGTGGATTGCTGCAAAGACATGATCACCTTACAGGATCGATTTTACCCGCAAATAGCCTAATTAATTAAAAATAAATCTATCTTTATACTATGAAAACAAAAGTAATAATGTTATTTATAATTTTGAGTTTTTCAGGAAGGGCTCAAAACATAAATCCACAGGTAGTAATTTGGCGAATAACTCCAACAGTTGTTTGCCAAGGCGATTGGGTAAAAGTTGATTTTAAATATAATCCACCTTCACCACCTACTTACACAATAAATAACAATCATTGCCATGTAAACCCACCACTTGTGTCAATTTGGAATGATAACTCTGTGAATTTTCCTAATTACCCAGTAGAATGGTTTACCGGATTAGCGCCAAATGACTTTTGTTATTACTTTTGGGCACCACTTCCAAGTAATTTATCAATAGGCACACATACATTACTTACAAATAGTGTACCGTCTATAATCAATGTTATTCAAGTAACTATTTGCACCGGAATAGAAGAATACCAAAACAGCCAAAATGAAGAAACCAATTATTTCGATCTGTATGGAAACAAAATAGAACCCCGTAAAAATGAGTTAATAATCCAACAACAAGGAAACAGGCGAAAAAAAATAATTATAGCCGATTAGCTAAAACCCTTATATTTGAAGCCCCACTTAAAACGGGGCTTTTTTCATGAAAACCACAATAGACCAAAGAATGCAAGCAATGATAATAGCATTAGGCCACAATCCTAATTCTTTCAGCTCTGCTATTGGCTATATCCCCCAAACAACTCACAAATACCTAAAAGGTAAAAATCTACCGGGCTTTGAATATCTACAAGCCGTCCTCACAACATTCCCTCAAATTAACGCTCGCTGGTTAATTACCGGTGAAGGTCAAATGATCACTGTTAAAAAGTAAATTTGCATATATAGCGGATAGTTCATATCTTAGACCCGTATAATACGAGAATTTACGAGGTGGCAAAGTTTGAAAAAGGTAATCCCGGTAAACCTAAAGGTGCTCAAAACAAATTAACTAAAACAGTTAAGGAATGTGTATTGGATGCTTTTAACGAGCTACAGAAAGACCCAAAGGCTAATCTATTGGACTGGGGAAAGAAAAACCCTGCAATGTTCTACCAAATAGCGGCTAAGTTAATTCCTGCTGAACTCAATATTAAAGATCTTAAAACAATTACAGTAATAACACCTTCAAAAAAGTAACTTTTCAATGATAGCGGGACACTCACCGGCGGCAGAAACGCACTTTTGCGTTGTTTATCCAACAGAAAAAGCGACAGTAAATGTTATTTACGGACTTTACTCAGAGTTTAAAAAAGGTAGACCGCACTATAATATAAATCTTTGTAATAAAGCCGCGCTAGAATTATGGGAAGATTGTTCTGTTTTGGTTAATAACGGATTAGCGCATTGGGTTAATAAAGCTATTTGATGTACACGGTAAACTGGTGCGAATGGTCTGAAATAGTAAACGATAGGTTTATACCTTTAGTTGACAACCGTGACCGGTACGTTATTATGTACGGCGGCAGGGGGTCTTCTAAATCAAACTTTGAAGCCAAAAAACTTATTTACCGGTGCCTTACTGAAAAGTATTTCAGGCATATTCTTATTCGAAATACCTATGCAACAATTAAAGACAGTTCCTACCAAACAATCAAGGATATTATTTTTGAGTTGGGACTTGATGAGTTATTTGAGTTTAAGCTTCAACCACTCGAAATACATTGCATTAATGGAAACAGCTTCCTCGCTAGAGGTTGTGATGATACTACCAAGCTCAAATCAATTAAAGATCCTACCGGTGCATGGTATGAGGAAGATATTCCAAGCGAAGCCGATTTTATCACTATTACGACCTCAATAAGAACTACTAAAGCAGAATACTTACAGGAAACATTTACTATCAATCCTGAGGTTGAGGGAAACTTTCAAGATAACTGGTTTTGGAAAAGGTTTTTTGAGGGTAAAGATGAAATGTCTTTCAGGGATAAAACAACACTACAAATCGACCCAAACACAAAAGTAGAATTAAATTACACAGTGCATCACTCGACTTATTTGGATAATAAGTGGCTCCCTAATGAGTTTATTGCTTTCTTAATGGATTTGAAGCGCACCAACACTTATTACTATACTATTTATTGTTTAGGTAATTGGGGTAATAAGCAGCTTGGCGGTAGATTCTACAAAAACTTTGATGCTGGTAAGAATACTTATAATTATAAGTACAAACCAAACTTAGCGCTTCACTTATCATTTGACTTTAACGTTAACCCTTACATGTCTTTATCAATTTGGCAAATAGAAGGTAAAGCCTGTTATTTAATAGATGAAATTGCAATGGCAGACCCTTATAATAAGGTGAAAGATACATGCAGGGAGTTTATAAGAAAATACAACACTCACTCCGGCGGACTTTTTATTTATGGTGATCCGTCAGGTAAAAAAGAAGATGTTGGCAGGGAAAAGGGATATAATTATTTTAAAGAAATTGAACGGGAATTAGCTAAATACAAGCCTATTCAACGTGTCGCTAAGATGGCACCGCCTGTTGTTACTCGCGGTAACTTTATAAATACAGTATTTGAAAGCGGCTTTGATGGTATGGGGATATTCTTATTTGAGAAGTCTGTTTATTTAAAGAATGATCTGTTATTTGGCAAACAAGCTCCCGATGGCACAAAGCTAAAACAAAAAGAGAAGATTAACGATGTGCCGGGTGTTGAGAAGTACCATCATTTTAGCGATAGTATGGATTATTTTATTTGCGAGGCGTTTAAAGAATCATTTGCTAAATACCAAAGTACAGATATCACAGATCGGCGTAGGCCAATGGGTCAAAACATAATAAGAGAAACACATAGAATGTAAAATATGGAACTAACAGAAGCTAAATTAATAGAGTTAGGATTTAATAAATCTGAAAAAATTAAAGGAGTAGATCTTTACTATTTTAGTATAAACGATTTTGTAATAATAAAAAAGGAGAATGTTTTTGAGTTTGCTGGATTTCGTATTAACCGTTTTGAGCAATTACAAAATATATATTTTGAGTTAAAAGGACAAAAATTATAATAACATGGAAAAACCGCAAACAACATACTCGCCTGAGTACATAAAAGATCGTGAGTCAATAGATACATTATCAAAATCAATGCAGGGTCAAATCATGCAGTTGAATAAACGCTTGACGCAAATTCAGGTAACTGATTTTAGTTTAAAGATAAACCAGCCAACCAACATTAAAACAATACTGCCGTTCAAAAGACGTTTTTGGTTAGGACTTATCAGATCGCTTGCTTTTATAAAGAACTCTATCACTAAATAAATGTAACAATAGCTGATTCGCTACATTGTGCTTTGGTAATTTTGCTACAATGGCAAGATTACTGAGAGATTTGGATTATTTGAGAGTTATTCAGGCGGATAACTTAGCCCAAGTAATTGAAGATAACGAGCAAATTAAATTAGATGTTGAGCAAGCGGCGCAAGCCGAAATGATCAGCTATTTATCGCAGCGTTATGTCATAAATCAGATATTTACTAACACTTCTGAGTTTTCAATTTCAGCTACCTACAAAGGCAAAAATTTAGTTGAATATCACGAGCCTTTATTTAACTTAGCTACCGTTTATAACCCAAGTACAAGGGTTTCTTTTGCTATTTCTGCAACTGAAACTAATATTTACGAGTGCTCAAGTACAACAACTGCCGGACAAACACCATTAACACACCCAGCAAAATGGACGTTAATAACAGAAGATTATTCTCTTTATTATGCTGTTTTGCCTGAGTTAGAATATTCAAGTACTAATACTTATGCAATTGGCGATCAGGTATGGTACAATGATACCGTTTACACTTGCGCAATATCTTGTTTAAATGTATTGCCAACTACAACTGCTTTTTGGACTGTAGGTTCAGCTTATTCATTCACCGGACAATTACCAACAAACACTACATATTGGACAAAAGGCGATAACCGTAATCAGCAAGTAGTTTTATACTTACTTGATATTACTCTTTATCATTTGCATTCACGCATTAACCCACGTAACATTCCTGATATAAGAAAGGAGCGTTACGATGGTAACTCGCCAAATCAAACGGGTGGAGCAATTGCTTGGTTAAAGCGTTGTGGTAGTGGTGATATTACAGCAGACCTTCCAAATATTGACCCTCAACAAGGCATGTCTATTCGTTGGGGTAACTCAAACGGCATTACTACTAGAGCCTCAAATACTTATTAATGGCTAAGAAGAAAATAGAAAATATTCAAAACGTCACGAAGAAATTACCCCCACTGGATGACATCAGAAGTCGTATAACGGTTAAAACTGAATTATACCGGGTTAGGCAGGATATACAAAAGTGGCGCACGGCTTTACAGGCTGCTGAAAATTTATACAATCCTCAAAGATTTAATTTATATCAGGTTTATCAAGACGTTGTTTTGGATGCTCATTTGAGTGCCGCTATTCAACAAAGAAAAAACTTAATACTAAGTAAAGAATTTGAAGTGATTAATCCGGACGGTAAAGAGAACGAAGAAAAAAGCGATTTAATAAAAAAGAAGTGGTTTAGAGATTTTCTCGATCTTTCTTTAGACGCTTTGTTCTATGGCTATTCTCTTATCCAATTTGAGGATCTTATTAATGATGAATTTAAATGCGTTGACTTAGTGCCTCGGCAATATGTTAAACCTGAATTTCATTTAGTGACTGAAAATTACGCTGGTATTGATGGGACTGATTATTTAGATAGTCCTTATAAAGAATGGTGTATTGGCGTTGGTAAATCTCACGACTTAGGACTGTTATTAAAGGCAGCGCCTTTGGTTATTTGGAAAAAGAACGCTTTGGGTGCTTGGTCAGAATTTGTAGAAATATTTGGCGCTCCTATTAGAATAGGCAAAACAAATGTTCGAGATGAAGCAAGCCGCTCAAACATGGAAATGATGTTGAAAAACATGGGCGTTGCTGCTTATGGCGTGTTTGATACGGATGATCTTATTGAATTAGTTGAATCTAAACGTACAGACGCTTTTAATGTGTTTGATATGATGATTCAACGCTGTAACTCTGAAATATCAAAGCTTATTCTCGGTCAAACTGCCACAATGGATGAAAAGTCTTTTGTTGGATCAGCAGAAGTACAAGAACGTGTTTTAAAAACACTAAGTGATTCAGATCAGTATTTTATTGAAGGTGTATTAAACTACCAGCTTATTCCATTATTAAACGGTTTAGGATTAGGATTTGAAAATCTTAAAATATGTGCCGAAGCAGAAGATGAATTTACATTAGAGCAAAAAGGCAAGTTTGATATTGAATTATTGAAGACCGGCAAGTTTACAATGACACCTGAATACATAAAAGAGAAATATGGTACTGAGGTTATAGAAGTTACTGAGCCAATAGATACAGGAATACAAAAGGTAAAAAATGCCTTAGAAAAATATTATAAATAAATGTGTGGGTTTTGTGATGTCGAAAATAAGAAGCTCAAAGACCCATTAAATTTATTTAATGATGATGATTTTGAAAGAATAATACAGGGAATAGTTGCGGGTATCATTACCACAGATAACCTTGATTATGACACCTATCGTAGAATAGCCCGTAAGCTGTCCGATGGTGTGTTTGAAGGTTTTGGAAAAGGTTTAGATGATCTAAATTTTGGTACTCCTGACTATACGATGCTCTTTGACTTACGAGAAAACGTTTACATTTTTAGCGGTGCTAAAGTGTACCAACAGACCAGGGAAATAGAATCCGTGCTTAAGAAATTAAGCGGGGCTTTAACTAAAGGTGATCAGGTACAAACGTTTGCGCAGTTTAAAAAAGATGCTAAAAACATTCTTATTAAATATAATGAGGACTATTTACGCGCTGAGTATAATTCCGCAATAGCACAAAGTAGAAGCGCTTCACAATGGATGCAATTTGAAAAAGATGCTGATATTTTGCCAATGCTTACCTATCACACAGTTGGTGATATGCGAGTTAGACCAACACATGCCGCTTTAGACAATATTTCAAGAAGTGTACATGATAAGTTTTGGGATAGCTATTTACCTCCTAATGGGTGGAATTGTCGTTGCTCCGTTATTCAAAGTGACGATGCAATAAAAACCAGCTTACAAGGATTTAAACAGCCTAAAGATGTGCCTGATATTTTCATGTTCAACTCAGGAAAAGAAAGAATAGTATTTAGCCCTAAGCATCCATATTTCGATATAGCGCCAAAGGATAGAAAGAATGCTAAAAACAATTTTGATTTACCTCTACCATGAAGTTTAACGAATCAAGAAAAATAGTTAAGGCCATGCAAGAATTTGATGGTGCATTTGTAAATCTCGTACGTATTGCCGGAACTGATGCTGTTAATCATTTTACAAAATCTTTTCGGGATCAGGGTTTTACAGATAACTCTTTAGAAAGATGGGAGCCAAGAAAAGGTGATTTTGTTAACGGTATTTCAAGGCTAAGAAAAAGAGAAAGAATTAGATCAGGTAGGGCGATACTTGTAAAAAGTGGCGCTTTAAGAAGGTCATTAAGAAAGATAAGTAAGAGTAGATTATCAGTAACAATTATTTCAGATCTGCCCTATGCAAATGTTCACAATGAAGGGTTGACTTCTGGTAGAAGCAGATTTAAAATGAAAAAACGCGAGTTCGTGGGATATAGCGAAGTGCTAAATAAAAAATTAATTAGAAGAATAGAAACAGGAATAAAACAGGTTTTCAAGTGAGTAAAATAGCTACATATAACGGTTTAAAAGCTGATTTGCTTAACCTAACTTATACCAAACAAGATTCTACAACGGGTAAAGTTAAGTTTGTTGGCTTATGGAGCAATAACGAGGAACAAATGGATATTCCCGATTTGTTACCGGCTATTTATATAGAATTTTTACCCGCTCAATACCGGGAGCTAACAAACGGAATACAAGATTTTGATATTGATATTAAGCTTCATATAATATTTGAAAGCTATAAAGATGTTGATCTTGATGTTTTAGCATTAGAGGACAAAGTGTTTTCCGTAGTACATAAAAAACAATATGGTTTTTGGGGACAGCTAATAAGAGTAAGTGATCAACAAGACTTCGATCATACTAACGTACAAGAGTTTTCACAAATATACAGGGCGAGAAGCTGCAAAACTTACACAGCCGATAACCGCCCTACTAACGCTGTACAAACAGCACCAGTAGTTAATTCAACATCAATATAATGGCAAGAACAACAGATGAAATAATTGAAACAATGGATGCTGAACAGGCGGCTCAACCTACTTTGGTTAGTGAGCTTACTACACCCTCTCAAACTGGCATCTATACACTTTGGAAATATATAACAGCGCAAATAATTAATTATGTTGAGCAATTATGGGATGCTTTTAAAATTCAATTAGAGGCTTCAATTGCTACTGCACCCGTAGGTTCTGAATCTTGGTTACAATCCAAGGTTTTTGAATTTCAATATAGCGCTACCGTTCCACAATTATTAGAAGTTGTTGATTTTGCGCCAGCGTATAACCCGGTAGATGAAACATTAAGAATTATAACAAGATGCGCAGTTAAAACAGCCCCCAACAATACGGTGTTAGTAAAGGTTGCTAAATCAGATCCTCCGGTTGCGTTAAGCGCGCCGGAATTAGCCGCTTTACAATCTTATTTAACTGATGGCGGGGATGGCTCTTATGTTGGTAGGGGTAGAGGGTTAGGATTTGCCGGAATAAATATTAAAGCTATTTCTTTAAGCGCTGATAGATTATTTATTAACGGCACTATTTATTATAACGGTCAATTTGCCTCTGTAATTGCCGCAAATGTTATAGCCGCTATTAATACATACATGGCAAACTTGCCATTCAATGGATCGGTTTCATTATTAGATATTACTGATGCAATACAATCAGTCGAAGGTGTTAATGATATATTTTTAAATAACGTTGCTATTAGGGCAAGCGCTACAGCATTTGCAAGTAAGAGCTATTTAATTCAAAGCAATACCACAAGCTTAACTACATATCCAACTTATGCTGGGTATATTATTGAAGAAGATACGGTGGGAGAAGATTTTTTAACCAAACTAACTTTTACGCCTAGCTAATGAGTTTTTTTGATTTTGATACTGATGTAGTTGCACCACAATTAATGCCGCCTGAATTAAGGCAACCAGCCCACAAGGCGTGGTTAAAGGTATTGTTGCGCCCAATTCAGTATTTATGGCAATTAATTTTTGAAGATTATAAACAAGGTACAAATTATCCTCTTTGGGATTCTGTTTCCGGTTACGCTCAATTTACGCGTGTTACTTATTCAGATAATTGCAATTATGAATGTATTAATCCAGCAGGAGCAAGCGGCGCTGGTCAATCTCCAACTAATACTACTTATTGGAGAAAAATACAAGATATTTTTATTGGCACAGATGAAAGAATAAAATATAATTCTCAAATTATAATTTTAGAATACGCTTTAAATAAATGGTTTCATATTCCTACTTCTGATCCACAGGTTTATATAGCAACAAACGCAGCGATAAATTCAACGTCTTTTGTTTTAGCAAACAACTCAATTTACACAAGCAATTTAGCGAATATTTCAACTTTTTCAACAACATATTTAACCAACGCTTACATAGCGCCGGCAAGTCAATTTAATTACGATGTAAACATACCAACAGCTGTTTTTAGCGCCTTATTACCTCCAACAACACAAGGCAAAGAAGATCTAATAAGACAGTTTATAGACAAATACAATTTAGCAGGATTAACTTATCAAATAGTAATATACTAACATGAACAGGATAGATATCTCCCAAATCGTTGACCCAAATAAGGAACAACCATTCACTGCAAAGTCATTAGAGTTTTTGCAAAACAATACCCAAGAGCAAAACGAAATCATAATGGCGGCTTTAATCGGCTCTAGTTATGCTTCAAATATTCCTTACATCTTATCAGGCTGTACAGGATCAGTAACAACTTACACTGCAGGTTACGTTATGTTTGGCGGGGAAATTTACCCAATAAATGCAGCAAGCGCCGCAGCAAATAACCCGGTACAATATGAATTAGTTACAACACCTGATCCGGTAGCTGATCCTATTGTTTTTACAGATCTAACGCCTGGCAACGTTCATAATATAAAAAAGTACACAGAATTATTAAGTGCTGGTACTGGCGATTTTACAAGTGCGCAATTTGTTTATTTAGATAAAACAAAAACGCAAACCGCATTATCACCATATGCAACAACTACAAGCGGACAGGAAGTTGTAACTGGGGCTACATTTACCGCAAAGTATGGTAAAAAGTATAAAATAACATATCAATCAGATGCTTATTTTGCTGTTTCCACTGGCGGCTGTGGATTTACTGTAAAGATAAGAAACACAACAGCGGGAGTTACATTAGCAACAAATCAGAGTGGTATAGGAATAACTGCCGGCATTGTAGATTTTCCAATAAACATATCTACTTTATTAACAAGCTTTACGCCCGGTGATGTTATAAACGTGACAATTCAAAGATCAAACGCTAATGACGTTCTTTTACAGTACATTAATTTTATTGTAGAAGAGTATTAATAAAAAAGCCCCTTGTTACGGGGGCTAATTTTTGTATTTATTTTGTCTATCTAACTGGAATACATAAACCATCCTCTCGTTTTAATAAATTTTCAATTTGGTTAAAATTATCATTCATTCTTTTTTCTATTTCTAAGAAGCGTATATACAAAGATAGTAAAACGTTTTCTTCAAATAAGTCTTCACGGGTGGTGTATTTCATTTTAATCGTTAATTAAAAGAATAAAAGCTATTATAACTAACCATATTTTTTCAGCGTTTGACCATTCCAAAGGATTAAAATTAACCGCAAATAAAAGTATCACAGCGTAGGCAAATGCAATCCTGCAAATAAACTTTATTACTTCAATAGATATTTTTTTCATTTTAAATTATAAGCTATTTTAATTAATCCTAAGAAAGTATATTGATCATTACCTACCCAAACAATACAGTCTTTAATTGGCATAACGAAATTATCCCTCTTAATGTAAGTGTCTAATATTAGTCGAGCGCGTTCGGGGGTCATTCCTTAAATTTTATTCTATCAATAATAAACTGTTTTATTGCGTTAGGTTCTTTTTCTTTTAGATCCGGAATAGCCGCTAAAGCCGAGTAGTAAGTATCAATAATATGACCAGCCATTTTACTTTCGTTACATTCTCTCTTAATACAATCATCTAAAAAACGTGTTTTTAGCGTTCCTTTTATAAAGGTCGTAACCTTCATTTCTTCTATATAAACAGTCACCCTTACCCCATACTTTTCCTTTTTCTCTGTTAAAATATCGTGAAGCCTTTCGGTTTTAATTCTACTCATTAATGTAACATTACGGGGTTTGCCAAAATTACCGCTTTAATTTTGTATAGCGAAAAGTTCATATAACAACTTTTCAACATACTAGTTGGAAAACTTCAAATACATAAAGAACATTACCGAGGGCGTTGCTGAAATACGCATATACGAGCCTATTGGGATTCAAATGAAAAATGGTGTTTCTTACGGTGTTTCAGGTAGCGCATTCGCTAGTGAGATGGCTTACCTTAAAGATGTATGTAACAAAATAAACATTCGCATTAACTCAGAGGGCGGTTCTATTTTAGATGGTTATGCAATTTTTTCTTCAATTGTAAACAGCCCTATTGAAACTGAATCTTTTATTGATGGTATTGCCGCAAGTACTGCCGGTTGGTGCGCTTTAGCGGCTAACAAATGTTCAATAATGGATTACGGTACTCTTATGGTACACGGCGCATCGGGGTCTAATGATGCTGAGTTGATAAACATGGCCAATGGCAGTATATCAAAAATGCTTTCTAACCGTACAGGAATGTCAATAGAGGAAACGGATAGCTTAATGAAAAAAGAAACTTTTTTTAGAGCATTCGATCAAAAAGACAAAGAAACCCTTTTAAATAAAAAGTTTGTTGATGCCGTGGTTTCTACGGATAAAAAAATCAAAATAAAAAAATCTGAGAGCCTTTCAAACATGGCTCTTATCTACAATCAATTAATAAAACCAAAAATGGATAAAATAAACAACGTGCTAGATCTGAAAAATGACGCTAGCGAAGAATCTGCTGTTAAAGCCATTGAGGCTATTAAGGCAGAAAAAGAAACGGCTACTGCCGAACTGGAAACAGTAAAAAATGAATTAAAAGCTTTAAAAGAAGAAAAAGCAAAGGCAGAAGAAGCTGCTAAAGTGGCGCTAAAAGAAAAAGCAGAGGCTCTAGTAAATAAAGCGGTTGCTGACAAGAAAATTACTGATGCCGAAAAAGCTTCAACCCTTGCTAATGCCTCTGCAAGTGAAGCATCTTTTGAGTTTGTAAAAAACATGTTGGATAAGGTTTCCAATGTAAAAGTAGCAAGTAAGGTATTTGATCTTAAAAACGCAAAAGGCGAAGCTTCTGAAAAAGACTCTTGGAGTTTTGATGACTGGTCTAAAAAAGATCCTAACGGACTTTTAGAAATGCAAAACAGCACTCCTGAATTATTCAATGAATTGTACAAAAAACAATATCCAAACGCAAAATAAACATGAAAAAAATACTATCAATTTTCGCAATCATAACGCTATTTGCGTTTAATGTAAAAGCACAAGTTACTCCAAAATGGCCTATGGGCGCTGCAACAGCGGTTAGTTTAAACGCTGGCGCAACAAACAATATTACTGTAGGTAACGGTTTAAGTTATGTTGGTTCTATTCCAACTCTTACCGCAAGCACTACTATAAGTGTAACAACCGGAACGCCTGTTAAAGCTGGTGCAATATTACACCTTGTAATTAAAACCAATGCAACTGAAACAACAACTTTTACTGGCGCTATTGTAGCCCCTGTGGTTACTGGTGTTGCAGGTAAAACATGGTCGCAAACTTTTATTTATAACGGAACAAAATTCTATCCAAGTGGCGCTAAGATCCAGGTAGACTAATTAAAAAAAAGAAAAACAAGAAATATGAAAACTTCAAAAACAATTGCAAAACTTTTCGCTAACATGGTTAGTGCGTTTTTGCTAACATTAATCTTAACTTCTCTTTTTTCTGAGCAGTTATCTATCTCTAATCCTTTAGCTGTTGCATCTTGTGTAACTGCAATTAGTGTATTAGTTCAGTTCTTATTCATTGTATTAGGTTACAAATCTAATGCTCCTAAAGTTGCTTACATGGCTTTGCTTCAAGAGGTATGGTCTGCTCAAATTCAGGAAAATCTTTACATGGGTAATGAGTTCATGAAAAAAGCAACTGATCACTCAATGTGGGTTAAATACAAAACTGTACACGTTCCACAAGCTGGCAGTACGTCAACTGTTGAACAAAACAGAACTGTATTTCCTGCAACAATTGGTTCACGTACTGATAGCGAATTAACTTATAGCTTAAATCAATACACTGCTGATCCTATTTTGATTCAGAACATTGAAGAATTACAAATCTCTTACAACAAACGCGCATCTATTTTATTTAACATGATGTCTCAATTACAGTTTGTTGTTTCAACTCAAACTTTATACGCTTGGGCGCCAAGTGGTGCAAGTAGAATCGTTCAAACTACAGGCTCTACATCAGCAAATAACTTACCTCACTCTACTGCTACAGGTACACGTAAAATGACTACAATTCAAGATATTACTCGTTTAAAAGCAATTTTAGACGCTGACAATATCCCACAAGCTGGACGTATTTTATTAGTACCTCAATATATGTATAATACGGATTTATTAAATATTGCCGGTATCGTACAAGCATATCAATTTGGAACTGCAATTGCTCCAGAAGGTGTTGTTGCTCGTTTAATGGGTTTTGATATTATGATCCGCTCAGAAGTATTAGTTTATGATAACACTGGTACACCTGTATTAAAAGCTATTAACGGTGATGGTTCATTAACAAGTGCTGCTGCAACTGATCAAGGTGCTGGAATCGCATTTCACCCAAGTTATGTTTGTCACGCTTTAGGTTCAATTACTCCTTATTATAATGCCGGTTCAAATGGTAATGGTTTACCTGAGTACTACGGTTCTATATTCTCAGCAGAGGTTATGCACGGAGCTAGCAAGCTACGTACTGACCAAAAAGGAATTGTTGCTTTAGTTCAAGGTACTTAAGAATTTGTTTAAGGGTGGGGCGTAATTGCCCTTCCCTTTTACTTTAAAATTATTCCAAATGATCGACAAAAAAATAAAGAAATCAGAATTATCTATTGCAAAAGAAATTTCAGCAAGATATATAAGCAACCCTACAATTGATGCTAAAGGGGACGGATCAGAAGTAATTAAAATCAAAAGCATTTATGTAATTAATAAAGAGTGCGCTGTTTATGTAAACTCTGAACTTGAAACTGTAAAAGCTTATGCTGATTCAAAAAACATGGATGTAACTATAGTTATGGAAAACGGAAAAGTTGTTCCTGACGCTGTAGAAGAAGTTGAAGAAACTGAAATCACAGAAGAAGCTCCAAAAGAAAAACCAAAAAAGAAAAAATCTTAAAAATATTTATAAATGGCAAATGATGTTATTTTTAATAAAGGACAGGGCGGTTTAGGAAGACCTTTAGCTGGCGCTGACTTTATTTCAGGCTTACTGTTTTATTCAGGAGCAACTTTGCCTACTGGCTTTACATCTTCTGATCGTATTAAAATTGTTTATAGCGTTGAAGATGCTGAGGGTTTAGGTATTACCAATACTTCATTAGGTGAAACTGCTTCAACAGCTACTTACTTAGTGACTAATAAAGGTGCTGCTGGCGATACTCATATATTGACCTGTGCAATTGTTGGAAATGCAGGATTACAAACCGTAACACTTGCAAGTTACACACAAGTAACCGCTGATGCTGCAACTACTACTACTGCTGCAACTCGTTTAGCTGCTGAAATTAATTTAGGAACGCCAACACACGGGTTTACCGCCATCGCCGCAACTGCAACTGTTACTATTACCGCTGTAGCTGGTCAAGGTATTTTTTTAAACTCAGGCACTCCTTATGTATCTACAGTTGTAGGAACATTAGCCGGTACTTTAACTCAAAACGTTGTTGCTGGTGTTGCTTCGGATATTAATATTTTACATTACCATATCAGTGAGTTTTTCAGAATACAGCCTAAGGGCAAATTGTATGTAGGTATTTATGCTACTGCTGATGTGGGAACTTTTGCCTCTGTAACATTAATGCAAAACTTCGCAAGTGGTGAATTAAGGCAGATTGGTATTTACCAAAAATCTACAGCATTTTCTACAGCCCATGTAACGACATTGCAAGCTATTTATGATGCTTTAGATGCTTTACATAAGCCTGTACAAATAATTTATAATGGTGAGATCTCAGGAACTGCTTCTGTAGCAACTTTATCAAACTTAAGATTATTAGCTGCTGAAAACGTTTCTGTAACTATTGGTCAAGATGGTAAAGCTACAGGATTTAAACTTTGGAAAGCTACGGGTAAATCTATTGGTTGTTTAGGTACAACATTGGGAGCTGTAGCACTTGCAAAAGTAAGTGATTGTATTGCATGGGTAGGAAAATTCAATATGTCAAATGTAGAGTTTGATGTTTTAAATTTCGCTAATGGTGAAGTATTAACCGCTTTAAGTGATGGCTCAATAAATAATACTGATTCGTTTGGTTACATATTTTTAAAGAAGCAAATAAATAAAACTGGATCTTATTTTGATGATTCACATACTTGTATTCCTTTAAACAATGATTACGCTTATATCGAGAATGGCAGAACCATTGATAAAGCTATCAAAAATCTACGCACTGTTTTATTAGATTATTTAGCAAGCCCTTTATATACACAAGCGGACGGCACTTTACGCGCTGATACAATTGGTCAATTTGAAGGTCTTTGCGCTGATGCTTTAGATGAAATGGTAAGAGATCAGGAATTAAGCCTTTACACCGTAACAATCGACCCAACTCAAGACGTTGCCGCAACTTCTAAATTAGAAATTACCGTTGGACTTCGCCCTGTAGGAGTTGCAAGAACAATAACAGTTAACGTAGGATTTACAACTGCATAAAAAATTAAAAGATGAATATTCCTTTACCACCATTAATTAACGGAAAAGCGCAAGAATGGTCAAATATTGTGATCAGTATTTTAGGCGCTCCTGTTACAGATGTCGTATCAATTGAATACGAAGAAAAACAAGCAATGGAAAATGTTTATGCTATTGGATCAGCTCCCGTTGCTCGTATTTATGGCAAAGAAGAACCAACTGCAAAAATGACCGTACTAATGAGTACTATCGAGGCTCTACAAGCTATTGCTCCTTTAGGAAAATTACAACGCATCCCGGAATTTACTATTTCAGTTTCTTTTATAGATGATTCATTAACACCTGTTACTCATAAATTACGTAATGTAAGAATTATGAATAATAACCGTAAATCAAAAACCGGCGATGGTGCTATTGAAGTGGAATTAGAATTGATTTTATCACACATAGACTGGGATTAATGGAAATAGAACTAAACGAAAAACAACAGGCGGAACTTGAAGTATTAAAAAAGAAATACGGTAAGGTTAAGACCTTGTTTGTACCACTTGGTGAAGATGATGAGGATGGAACTGCTGTAATTTTTATTAAGAATTTTGATAAAAACACACGTGGCATGGTTGACACTTTTGCAAATAAAGGACAATCAGATAAAGCTATTGAAGTTGCTTTAAAAGCACTTTATATTGGCGGTGATGATATTAAAACTGTATTAGATAACGATTATGCTTTTGCTTCTGCTGATTATGCAATTGCAGAACTATTAAAAGTAAGACGCGTTTTCATAAAAAAAAATTAAAAAAATATAAAGATTTAATTGAAAAGGGTGAGATCGCTAAAAATAACGCGCTCATCCTTTTTTATTATAAAGAAGATCCTGATAAGTTAACAGATGATCAATGGTGTAAAAGAGTAGCTGAATTAGATTTCTGTTTAGAATATGCGGGAATAAGAATTAAAGAAAATGGATAAGAATTTACAATATACACTCAGTTTAAAAGACTTATTCAAAAACACAATGCGCGGGGCTGTTGCTGAAACTGGCAAGCTCGATAGCAAAATGAGTTCTTTAGATTCTACCGTTGGACGCGTGGGCGTTGCTATTGCTGGCGCTTTTTCTGTTTCTCAAATAGTTTCTTTTGGTAAATCAGTTGTAGACGCTTATACAAATTTTGAGTATTTCCACGCTTCATTAAAAACAATGTTGCAGGGGAATGAAAACGCCGCTACTGCTTTAGAAACTCGCTTAATAGACCTTGCAAAGACTACGCCATTTCAACTGACAGAGGTTCAACAGGCAACAAAGCAGTTATTAGCTTACGGATTTAAAGCTGGCGATGTTGTTCAAACAATGCGCACTTTAGGTGATGTTTCTGCTGGTGTTGGCGCTCCTTTAGGTGACATTGCTTATTTATACGGCACTCTTAAAACTTCGGGGCGTGTTATGCTTACTGATTTAAGACAGTTTGCCGGGCGTGGTATTCCTATTTATGAATCACTTTCCAAATCAATGGGAGTTACTAAAGACCAGTTAAATGGAATGGTTCATGATGGTAAAATAGGGTTTAAAGACATTGAAAAAGCTTTTGGTTTAATGACTAAAGAGGGTGGTCAGTTCTTTAATTTAATGAATGATCAAAGCAAAACTTTAGGAGGCAAGATATCCAATTTAGGTGATGCATGGGATCAGTTCAAGGTTAATTTAGGAACTACGGCCTCGGAGGGAATGAAAAACTCTTTAAGTTTTATTTCTTCTTTCCTTGATGAAGTTAATATGAGGCTTGCAACATTCAACAGGTTAACAGGAAGTTTAAACAAAGCCGGGCAAGGTCTTTCTTTTTGGGAGCGTGAATTTGGCGGAGGCGGAAAAAGCAAGCAATTGGATTTTCAAAATAAATTAGAAGCCATGCGCGGGGACAAATCCCTAACGGATGATCAAAAAATTTCACGCTTAAACGAAGTTGCAAAACAGATAACGATTCAAAATCAAACTAACCGCGTTTTAGGTCGCAATAATGATAACCTAGAGTACTTAAGAAGTATAGAACAAATAAAATCTGAATTAGGTTTTTACAAAGGCGAGAAAAGTCTTAATTCAATGAAAGAACTGGAAACTGGTTCTGATTCTATTGGTGGTAAATCAGGAGGCAAATCTTCTGCTTTAGGTACTGGTACAGAGGTGACAGGAAACAGACCGCAAGCTTTATACATCACTATAAATGATGGTTTAGTAAAAGTAATGAATATTAATACCACAAACGTTACAGAAGGTAGCGCACAAATAAAAGAAATGGTTGGTAAGGCTTTAATTGAAACTGTTAACGATGTTAACCAAATGGAAAGATAATGGCAAATTTTATTAAACCAAATCAACAGTTATTACAAAACCAAGCAAAACTTATTTTGCAGGGTCATGGACTTGCTTTGCTTAAGCCTAAGTTGTTTGTTCCGAACGTTCGAAGAATGGCAGACGAAGGTTCTGTTTTTGAGGTTGGCGGCGCTGATACTTACGATAAAAAATCATTATTTGGTACGCCTATTTTTGACATAGTTACAATCCAATGCCCCGCTTATACTGATGAGAATGGAAAAAACATTCCTGCAGAAACACTGGATTTAGATTTTGTTTTAATGGAAGTTTCAAAGCCGCGCAACATTGTTAAAACTGTTGTAGCTGGTAGGCCAGGAAGCGTAAAAGAGTATATGAGTGATGGGGATTATCAAATAAGCATGAAGGGTATGTTTACAAATCCATTAGCTTATTCTGCCCCTTCTGCTGCCGTTCAACAGTTTGATAGAATGACAAAAACACCTTTAGAAATGAAGGTAAATTCTAACTTCTTAAACTTTTTTGAAATATATAACATAGTGGTTGAAGATTCAAAATGTAGACAAAGAGAGGGTGCGCGTAATGTGATAGACTTTGAACTTTCATGCATTAGCGACACACCATTTGAAATAAGATCGCAAAATGAAAACCAAATTTAGTGCTAAGACCAATACAACATATAACGTTTACTAAAAGTGACAGCTCAGAACTTGCTTTTAACTTTTCACATTCATTTGAAACAAATGAGAGTTATGAGCATTTAACTGATACAGCTAAAATTATTTTACCTCGTAAACTATCAATGGATGGGGTAGAATTATTTGCCGGTTCTAACCCATTATTTAAAAGAGGTGATCAGGTAAAAATAGAGGCTGGCTATTCACCTAATTTAAGAACTGTTTTTGAAGGGTACATAAGAAAGATAAACGCAAACATTCCAATAGAAGTTGAGTGCGAAGATCAAATGTTTTTATTAAAGGAATACACTTTAAACTATCCGGATAAAAACTCAGCTATTTATTTAGGCACAAACACTAAATTTTTAAACCGACCTAAAACCATAAAAGAAAATATTTCATTACTGGAATTAATGAATAATATAATTGCAGATGATATAGAATTTACAGTAATAGATGATATTAAACTAGGTCAATTTAGAGTTAAAAATGCAACTCCCGCTCAGGTACTTGATAAACTAAGGACTGAATACGGACTGTTTTCTTATTTCGTTGATCGTGTTTTATACATAGGTTTTGCAAATAACGCTTCGCAAACAAATGAAGCCGAATTTGAAATGGAAAAAACAGTAATTAATTCAAATGATCTTGAGTATCAAATAAAGGATGATATAAAAGTTAAAGTTAAGGCTGTTAGCATGCTTCCTGATAATACTAAAATAGAAATTGAAGTTGGCGATCCTGACGGCGAACAAAAAACCATACATAAATACAATCTAACAGAAGCTTCTTTAAGAGAAGTAGCTGAAAAATGGATTGCAGAATTTAAGTACACTGGCTTTAAGGGTGATCTTGAAACTTTTGGAGAGCCATATTTAAGACATGGTGACAGGGCAAAAATTACTAGCAAAAAACTACCTGAAAGAAATGGAACTTATTTAATAAAAAGCGTAAAGAGAAAACTTTCAGTAGACGGGGGTTATAGACAAACATTTAAGTTAGGTGTAAAAGTAGGATGAGCGATAAGGCTAAAATAAGAGAATCGATAAGAAGGTTAACTGAAAAAAACGAAGACGCTTACTCTGTTGTATGCAGGGTAGATTCTATTGATTTAACAGAAGGGACTTGTTATTGTATTCCTGTAAACGGTGATCCTGACATACAAGGTGTAAGATTGCAAGCAAAAAAACAAACCGGGTTTTTAATTAAGCCTACAATTGATAGCGAGGTTGTGGTTTCATTTTTAAGCGATTCTTCTGCTTTTATTTCTCAATACAGCACGTTTACAGAAATGCAATTAAACGGTGACGCGAATGGAGGTATTGCAAAAACAGCAGTAGTAAGAACAAAATTAAATACGTTAGAGGCGCAAGAAAACGCTTTAAAAGTAATTGTTGCAGCTATTATTGCGGCAGGTGCATCTTCACCAAGCACACCAGTAACAAACGGAACGCTTGCGGCTTATTTTACAACTTTTAATGTGACTGCAATAGTTCCGACAACACAGGCAGAAATTTCATCAACAACAGTAAAACACGGAAATGGTTAAAGATATTATACTAAATGATTCAGGAGATCTTTCTTTTGAAAACGGAGATTTTAAAATTGGCGATAGCGATCAACAGCACGTTATTTTATTAATCAATACTTACGCCGGAGCATGGAAACAAAATCCTACTTGCGGCGTTGGAATCATGCAATATTTATGTTCATCAGGTCAAGGCGCCACATTAAGAAGAAGTATTGAAGTTCAATTAAAGGCTGATGGTTATAATGTTGGTGATGTTACATTACAAGAAAACCCAAACGGATATTTTGACTATTCTCTTGATGCTGAAAGATTATGACTATAAGGGTAGATAGTGAACAGACAATTTATGATATTGCTTTAATTGCTTATGGTGATGCTGGCAAAGTATACTTATTAATTGCTGAAAACCCTACTTTAATTGATAGTATACTTTCAAATCTTACTGGCTTAACATTAAACTACACCCCGGCTTCTGTAACACGTAAAGAGGCTGTAGTAAAACCGGTTACAAAGAATATAAATGTAACAATACAAAGCACTCAAACTCTCTTTGATATAGCTTTGCAATACTATGGTTCTGCTGATAAAGTTTATCAATTATTAAGTGAAAACCCAACTATTGAAAACATTTTAAGCACTGACTATGTAGGTAAAACATTAAACTACACAATAAGTAAATTAATGACTCCTACATATTACAGAAATAATAGTATTACGATCTCAACAAAAGATTTTTATATAGCAACTCCTGCGCCGGCATCACAATTTTTACTACAGGAAGACGGAACAGGTTTATTGCAAGAAGACGGAACGGGAATAATTTTAGAATAAATATGAAAAAAATAACACTTTTATTAATCCTTATTTCTACATTAGGATTTGGGCAATTAAAAATATCACAATTACCATCAGCAAGCACGTTAACCGGGGCTGAATTATTACCGGGCGCTCAAAGTGGTGTAACTGTAAAAATACCAATTTCATCACTTCCTTTTATTCCCACAAGTTCGCTAAACACTTTACCTTACATTCCTACAGGTTCAGTAAGTGCTTTTGTTCCTTTAACAAACGGTACAGTAACGGTTAAAAAAACAAATCAGAT